ATCCTCTCGCTAATCCTCCTAAAAAAAGAACTCGTTCCACTATCTCAGATGTTCTTAAACGCTCCCAAAGACTCTACGCTAGACAACTTGAAGGTAAAACTACTCGTCAATTAGTTATAGAACATTCAAATATTGAAGGGATTTCTGAAACTACCGCTTGGTTAGATTGGGATAGAGTTAAAGTTTGGAATAACGAAGATTGGGAAAAAGACAGAGAAGCTCTACTCCCTCGCCTTCAAGCAATGCGTATCCGTCTATTCAATAAAGCAGTCAAAAAAGGTCAACTTCAAACCGCAGCTCAAATTCTCGATAGTCTAGGTAAAGTCATAGGTGAATCCATAGAAACAGTTAACATTCAAGCTCCAGAACTTTCTATAAAAGTAGAACCAAAAAATTAAACGAAATATATTTAAGTTCCTCGCTGTGCCCTGTGAAAAATTTTTTTTTGGACTTGTACCCCCTCCAAGTCCATAAAAAGGTATAAAAGTTCATAAAGGTAAAAATAAGGCCTCTCAAGTCCATAGAAAGCCCATACAGAACATAGAAGTAAAAAGAAGTCCATAGAAATACCACTAAGTAAAAATTTTGCACTCTTAATAATTTATTTGTACTTCCTGTTAGCTTTGTTTACTATTTTCTGGTATAATAAAATTAAGTTTAGTAAATTCTTAAATTATGACTTTAGGAGCTGTAAAATTTTCTAGCTTAGAAAATAATTGTTCCTATCTTTTTAATTTAAGATTTTGCTAAATGAAAACACACTAAAATTATTCATTCCATACCAAAAAATGAACTCAATTAATTTGTTCCCAACAGAGGACACACAAACACTAAGAGCAAACAAACTTAATATAGATTTGAGTTTCTGTTCTTATGGTGCATCTCTAACAATTAGAGATAATAATAAAGAGCTAACTATCTACTTAAATGAAAAGGTAGTTATGGATCAAGTCTTAAATAGTATTACTAACTTAAATGTAAGTTATGCTACTGGTAAAGACTACATAAAAGAACTATTTAAAAAGGTAGTAGAGCAAGTTGATAAAATGGAAACTAAGGATAAAGAAGAAGCTGCTAGTTACTTAGTAAATAACCTTAATACAAGAGAGGTAAGCAAATAATGAAATCTACTAAGCAATTACAGATTAAGGTTACGTTACCACCTGAGCTCCATTCACAATATGTAGCTTTGGTTCTTGCTGAAACTGGAGAAGTTAATCTCTCCAGTTTTACAAGATCACTAATAAGAAAATTCATCAACAAGAAAACCAAAAAATGAAATTTATTACTATTCCTTATTTACTATTATTCCTATTATTAATTTAAAACAATGTCAGAATTAAAAACTAAAGTTACTTTCAATGATCCTGAGAATCCAAACTCAGGTTATATGATAGAAAATCCTTACGCTACTAAGGTTAAAATTCATACTGATTTAGTTAAAGAGGGATTTGTAGAAATCCCACAACTTACACTTTTTGGAATTATGAATTTTTTATATGTAGGAGAAAATACCGATAGAGATGGTCGTTGCGGTTTTAGATCAAGAGCAGTAAGCGAGCTCAATTATTGGTTCAATACAAAGAAGACTTTTAAGTTTTGGAGAAAAGCATTAAGAGCAGCTTACGAACAACACTTAAAAGAGATACAAGATAACGAAAAGCGAAAGATGGGGGACATTTAAAAAAAATAAGTTAATATATATACCTGGGCAAAATTACTCAGGTATTTTTTTGTATAAAATTATACATGTATAAAAATATACAAGAAAAATTTTTTAAAAAAATAAATTAAAAAAATAAATAAATAAATCATTAATAACTAATCAGTAATGAATGGCAATAATGAATGGCCTAATGAATGGATTAATGAATGTTAAATAGTAACATTACTTTCACGTTATTATCATGTATAATTAAAGAGCATTAATAAACTTTCCGAAATGCAAGAATTAAAACAAGATGTAAAAAATTACATCATTGACCAACTTAATGACGATGTTGGCCTAGATCAACATATTAGTGACTTACATCACTATTTATTAAATGAAGATTATTTCATTATTGGATATTATAAGGCCGAACAGTGGTTAAAAAAAGATAGTATTTTTAACGCTATTGAGATAATTAAAAATTATGAGAATGATAATTTTGGTCAAGTATCAACTGATTTATCAAGTTCTGAGAGTGTAGCTAATATGTTAGCTTATATTCTCGGTGAAGAAATTTTATATAATAATGATACTTTTCAATTATTCACTAGATTTCATGATGAATATTTAAGTGAAGATAAAAGAGATTTATTAGTAAGTAGTTTAAAAGGAGAATAAAACAATGAATAAAAAAATAAAAGTATCAATAAATGATTATTGGGATTATTTCTGGCAACAGTTTAATTCTGAATACTTTGAATGTGGTCAAGGATATGTTGACTATGATGAATGTTATAAAAGAACAAAAATAATAGTTGATAAACAGATAGACACTTGAAAAAAGTCTCTTTTTATATATATATTTCGATACTTGCAATTTAAAATATATATATGTACAATAACTTACATAAACATACCAGTTTAATGAAACCAACTAAAGACCAGAAACCCATGAATGGGCAACCTATGAATGAATTAATTTTTCAATCAATAATGGGTGAATATTTAATTGACCCTACTGAATACTATGAAAATCATAATATTCGTAAAGCCTATGCTTTAAATGATGAAGCATTACTTAGAAAAATTCTTGAATGTGAGTATTAATTATGGATAGACACATAGAAAAAACCTATTCTAAAATATTTGATTCAGCAAGTAATTTA